AGCGGTAGCCAAGCGGGTACAGGATACTTCTTAAACTTTAGCAGTCCAGTTCCATACGGAAAAGTAGTTATAGCATTGATCGGCTTCGACGGATCAATTAGTTAAGGAGTAGGCTCATGAGCCAAGAGGGTCGCATTGGAGGTCCGTTACTAGCGCAAAACTTACTGCGTAATGGTACTGATCTTTCATTTGAAACTAGTCTCCTTTATTTCAACGTAGGTTCACAATACCTTGGTATCAATACTCAAGGACCTAGCAGTGATCTAACGATCGGTACTGTAAAAAACAATGGCGGCACTACTAACAGTAAGATTGGAACTGTTAATCTTCGAGTAGATACTACCGCAACTATTGGTAATTTTACTGTTGGAACAAGTACTATCCAACATCTAACAAGTAGCATTACTATCACTCCGGCAAGCTCCGGAAATACTGTAACACCGGGATTAAGCACAAGTAGTTTATACTCATATGGTAATACCGTGAGTACAACACTAGTTAATGATAATGTAAATTTTACCCCGAACCGCAGTCCAGTTACCACTAGTTCAGTACAAAATCAAGCAGTATTAGACAATGCGACTGGATTATTTACAGGTGGTTTTTCCGGGGCAAATGTCTTAGGCAAGGTTATTATAGGGTGGACAGTGGTCAGTCAACCAACATGGACTGTGACTGCGGTAAACTATGTTGCTCAAACTATCACTATCTCCGGGGGAATGTTTCTAGCTGGATCTAGCTATCAATTTACTGGTTTAAGCTCGGGAGAAATTTATCTTGCTAACGGCAATGGCAATGTCAATGTTGATGTTAATGCTGGACTTCATGCTACGGGAAATATTACTTGGGACGGTAATATTACACTGGGCAATCAACCAACAGATACTATTACATTTGCCGCTGAAGTTAACAGTGACATCCTCCCCCAAGTATTGACCAGCTTGATAACTCCTGTCAGTGAGCAAATACTAACAGAAGCATTAGATTTGTTTATTACAGAAGACGCCCAACCTTTATTCACAGATCCGGCAGCCCCGTATATAGCTACAACATATTTGTATAATCTAGGATCAAGTAGTTTAAAATGGAATAACATCTATGCCGGTACATTAAACAGCACAGCCAGCGGAGTTTCAAGCGCAATTTCAGCATCAAATATCAGTATTGGAAATTTTACATTAAGCAGTAATAATATTTCTAATGCCAATAATGATATTAGTTTTTCTACAACTGGCACTGGCCAAATTAAATTTAATGCATGGCCCTATATTAACGGTAGTATTATCACTGGCGGAGCTCTAGCAAAAACAAATATACTTTCTCAAAATAGTCCGTTGTTTATTGGTATAGATGATGAAAACTTGTTGTTTACTAAAATTTCAACAATATCAGCTTTTAATATTTCTTCTACAGGCAATGGCTACGTTAAGATTACAGGAACCTCTGGACTTGTGCTGCCAGTAGGAACTACTAATGGACCAGCCAAACGCCCTATAAATCCAGAAACCGGAGCCACTCGCTGGAATTCAGTTTTACAATACGTAGAAATATATAGTGGTTCGATCTGGATACCTGCATACGGTACTGCCGCCAACGCAACTGCCACCGACGTAGAAGACGTTTCGACGTTATATACTATCGTCTTCGGCTACTAAAAACCAAAACAGCTAAATACTATTACTGTAAGATTTGACCAAAATCTTACGATATTCGACTGTGGTAAACCCGCAAAGAGCTCGCAAGAGATGTAAATGTGGTTAACCGTGAAACACGGGGTATAAGGAGAGCTCATGGCTGTTGGTCGTATTTCAGGTCCGCTCTTAAAGGATAATCTACTTCGTAACGGGGTAAATTTAGCTTTTGAGACGAACTTACTCTATCTCGATGTTGTAAACAGCCGCCTAGGTGTAAAGACAACAACGCCTCAATACGATCTCGATATTAATGGTACCACACGCTCGACATTCTTATACACAAGCACTCAAGCTGACATAGCAACATTTACTGTAACTGGTAGTACTATCAGCAGTACCAGTAATACTATAACATTTACGCCTAATGGTGTGAATCCTACAATATTTTCCGGCACGATCAAAGTTGGCAATTTGAGCCTAACAGGAAATACTGTTAGCTCAACAGATACGAACGGCAACATCAATATTACTGCCAACGGCACTGGCGGAATTAATTTAAATTCTAATGTATTGATTACAGGCAACTTACATGCTACTGGTAATATCACAGCCGATGGTAATATACAACTAGGCGATAACGTAGCAACTGATACTGTCAGCTTTACCGGCGAAGTCAACAGCGACATTCTTCCTAGCGCCAATGCTCTATACAATTTAGGCTCTAATGCACTACAGTGGAATAATGTTTATGCCCAAACAGCAAATGTTACAAATTTTAACATTACAAACTTCACAGCTAACAGTCTTAATACTAGCGGAAGTCCAAGTTTATATATTAGCGGAAACACAATCGCATCAGTTGGTACCAATGCTGATGTAAATCTTACCACCAATGGTACAGGCGGGGTACTAATAGGTAATTTTAAATTTTATCAAAATAACATTACTAATACAGTATCCAATAGTGTTACACAACTTACACAATCAACTTACAGTTGGACTGCAAGTATTACTATTGGGTCTGCAATTACCCTTACCACTGCGGTAATTACTGGAACAACATTGACATTTGCTTCAGCTAGCGGGACTGTAGCAGTTGGACAGACACTAAGTGGCGGAACAGTATTAGCTGGCACATATATAGTATCAGGAGCTGGTACGGTATGGACTGTGAGTTCTAGCCAAAATACCACTTGTACGACCTCTACACCGATCACAATGTCAGTGAGTTCTACAACTGCCGGAACATTGGCTGCAGGCATTTATATTACTAGCGGCGCCGCATTGAACACATTAATCGTTGCTACCGCTGTTGAAAATCCTGCATTATCCGGTGCCGGCGGCATTGGTACATATTTTGTAAACATCAGTCAAACAGTCGCATCTACCGCAATGACCGGTGTTGGCGCCGGTTATGTTAAAGTAACAGGCACATATGGATTGGTAATCCCATCCGGTACTACTGCAAGTCGCCCAGCGTTGGCATATACCGAAGTTGGTATGGTTAGATACAATACTGATCAAGGCTACGTTGAAGTTTATAACGGAACAGCATGGTCTAGCATTGCAGGTGCAAGTAGCGGTATAAGTACAACCCAAGCTAGCGATATTGCGCTAGGTATTGTAATAAGTTTAGGATAAACAATGGCAACCACATTTAAAAACGTACTTCAAAATAATATAAGTCCAGTACTATCTGCTACCAGTGTAGCATCTGCTAGTCCCGGCGCAGGATCTGTTACCATTTCATTTGCAACGCAAGTAACCATTCCGTTCCAAGTAGGATCATATGTAACAGTAGCAGGTGTTAGTGTAAATGGATATAACGGAACATATCAGGTAACAGGTGCGACTGTTAGCTCGGTAAGATATGCAAACGCAACTACTGGTGCGGCAACTGGAGGAACTATTACTCCTACATTGTTAGTTTCTAATGCTTCAGCAAAAACAACAGTGATTGGATTAAGTCTGACCAACACAGCCACTAACGTAGTGTTAGCATCAGTTCAGCTACAAGATACAGTGGCACTGACTAATGCTTACTATGCTAAAGATATAATAATACCTGCTTCACAAAGTTTACGAGTAGTATCAGCAGGAGAAAAATTAATATTAGGTCCAAGTACAAATGTGTTGGTATCATGCAGTACTTCAGCTAGCGTAGATGCAATAATAAGCTATGTTGAGATCAGTTAAGGAATAATTATGTCATATTATGTTGGTGGTGATTTAAATTTAAATGATATTTTAGGAGAAGGTAATCCTAGATATTTTTACGGACTACGTAGGGACGATGACGGCGCATTGTATTTTACTAGAAACGATCAGCTTGGTACCAGTACTGCAATAACATTAAACGTAGCAGGATCTAACGCAAATAATTTTGAAAATTTTGAATACGGTGTAGATTTCTTTGACGGTAGACTAGCAACAGATCATAGTCGTCCGTATCCTAATTTGTATTTTGATCAATATCGTTGGGATAATAAAAACTGTTTTTATTATCTAGATCAAGCGACCGGACAACTAGTAGTAAGAATAAATCAAGCATATACATATTCAGCATCACAAATTATAAGTGCATAATAAACAAGGAATTTAGACATGGCAGCAGAATTTAAAATTGGTAGACTAAGATTTACATGGGCTGGACAATGGTCCACCGCAGTTACCTATGCACGTGATAATGTAATACAGTATAATGGTAAAGTTTATGCGTGTCTAACACCGCATACTTCATCTAGTTTTTACAATGATATTAATGTTTTAAAATATTGGAATTTAATTGCAGAAGGTAAAACATGGATAGGTCCTTGGGTATCATCTACTAGTTACTCGCTTGGTAACTTGGTCAGTTATGGTGGCGAAATATATACCTGTACTACTCCTAATAATGATAGCACGTTTACATCTAGTAAATGGACTACCTGGACATTATTTGATAAATGGAATAATGCCTGGGCACCAAACTACGCCTACGGAGTTGGTGACGTTGTCAAATATGGCGGTATTGTCTATCGCTGTAACCTAAATCATATTTCTGCAACTTACGTAACTCCTACATATTTAGGATTAGAAAACGATCAAAGTAAATGGACCGTGGTCGACAGTGGCTATGAATATAAAGGAGCATGGACAGCTCTTACAAGATATAAACAAAATGATCTAGTAAAAGTTGGACCAAATGTCTATCAATGTTCGACATATCATACCTCATCATCACTATTCGCTTCATCAAATTGGACCATGTGGATTCCTGGTGTTGAAACCGTATCTACATATAATAGCAGTACATACTATCAAGTAGGTGATGAAGTTAGCTATGGTGGTTACAATTATGTTAGCAAAACTTCTAACAATTATGGTAACACACCATCAACTGACGGCGGAACTAATTGGACATTATTAGATACCGGTTATGGGATCAAGGGTATATGGACTGGCGGATTATCTGTAAAAGTTGGAGATATAGTTCAACGAAACGGTCAATTATTCATAGCTACTGCTGATAATAATTCAGTAGACCCATCAAGTGCAATTATATCAACAACCTATACGTCTTCAGGAAGTTCTGGTACAACATTGAAAGTGGCTTCTACAAGTAATCTAGCAATAGGAATGGTATTAAACGGAGTTGGTTTTACACAAGGACAAACTGTTGTTAGTGTTGTTGACTCTACCACTATATTATTAAATGCAGGTCCTAACGGATCTCCAGTAAACGGGCAATCATTAACATTTGCCGGAGTAACTGCGACTTCATGGCAATTATTAGTATCGGGCAATTACTGGACCAATCGTTGGGTTTCAGCTTCATCGTATGTGGTTGGCGATATAGTAACATGGCAAACTTTCACCTATAGCTGTGTGCAAAATCATACAGCACTGACCGCCAACCGTCCAGATAATGATACTGCTCGTGCATACTGGCAGTATGTTATCGCTCAAGCTCAGAAAAATTCTTCAACATCAACTGGCGATCTTCAATACTATTCTTCAACCACAGGAAAATACACAGCCTTGCCAATAGGTACTGATGGATATGCATTACGAGTAAATTCTACAACTCCGTCATGGGCAAAATTAAATGTATCACCCTCATTGTACTATGTTTCAACCAACGGAATTGATCGTAGTGATTACGGAACAAACTGGGACCAGCCCTGGAAAACTATACAATATGCCGTAGGTGTATTAAGAAACGGAACTCAAAATCCCAATGCAGTTGCCTTGTTAAATGCAAATAAATCTTGGATTCTAGCTGAAATGTTGCAGTGGGCGATTTATCAAGTTGCTAATAATTTGACACCATTTTCAACAACCTATTCATTAGATCAAACAAAGACTACTAGAGATGCTGGCTATATTATTGATGCAATAGTATATGATATAGGTCGTGGAGGTAACAGCCAAACAGTTGCCGCTGCCACAGCATATTTTGCCTACGGTAGTACAAATACATTTTTTAGTACAGCAGTTGCCGCAGATGTTCCATTCTACTTACCTATCTTAAATAGATTATTAGTATTGATAACTAATGCATTAAATCAAACGTCGCCCGGAACTAGCTATCAAACATTAAACAATACACCAACTCCTGCGACTCAGACAATTGGACAAACTGCGGCTGAAGGTGCCGCGGTAACAACAGTAACTTCGTTATTTTCTATAATAACACTTTCTTTAACTAATCAAAATACCTCATATATTCCTTCAGCTAATACTGGACTTACTGCGACTATAATGGTTAAAACAGGAACATACTCAGAAGCATTGCCTATCACAGTTCCTGAAAACGTTGCTATCAACGGAGATGAACTTCGTGGAGTAGTAGTTCAACCAGCTGTGATCATTAATACAGTTGCAACAGGTTGTACTACAAGTTTAATTACGGTAGTCACTACCGCAGGTATGACAGCAAACTGTCCAGTACAATTTGGTACTAGTATTGGCGGACTAACGGCCGCAACAACATATTATGTTATAGGTAGTAGTATTACAGGTACACAATTTAGTGTGAGCCTTACTTCTGGCGGTGCAACACCTATACAGCTTACAGCAACTACTAATAAATCAATAACAGTCTATGGCGGTGATGCCGTTAAGAATATGTTTTTATTGCGAAATGGTTCTGGATTACGTAATATGAGTTTAACCGGATTACTTGGATTCTTACAAGCCGCTGACACATACGGAATTCAAAGACCAAGTGGCGGTGCATATTCAAGTCTAGATCCAGGAACAGGACCTAATGATACCACAGCTTGGATATTCCGTCGCTCACCTTATTGCCAAAATATCAGTATGTTTGGAATTGGTTGTACAGGTTTGAAGATTGACGGAACTCTCCATAACGGTGGCAACAAATCTATTGTTTCTAACGACTACACGACAATTATCAGCGATGGCATTGGCATATGGTGTACCGGTAGTGGTGCATTAACTGAAGCAGTTTCGGTGTTTAACTATTATGGTTATATGGGATACTTTGCCGAGAATGGTGGACGTATGCGAGCAACTAATGGTAACTCATCATATGGTACATATGGTTGCGTAGCGTTAGGGTTTGACCTAACTGAAGCGGCAGCTACTGGAATTGTATTCAATAGATCACAACAAATACAAGCGTCAGTGCAGAGTAGTCTAGGATCAACAAGCCAGTTAATCAAATTGAACTATGCAAATGCAGGAAATAGTTATACAACAAGTACAACTAATTTATTAAATTATAGCAATTTATTTACAGCTGGCTGGGCTACTGATAGTAATGTAACATTGCAAAAAAATATTTTATCATTAACAGGCTATACTGAAGCATGGACTTTAACCGGTACTACTTCAGGAACAGATGGAAGTTATATCTATCAAAATATTGCTATACCGGCAGCCGGTGGTGTTTATACCAACGTTCCGGGAACCACTATTACAGGTAGCGGAAGCTCGGCAACATTCGATGTTACTGTAACTAGCACAGCATATACCGTGGTAGTTAATCAGGGTGGCTCTAACTATGCGACAACTAATATTATCAATATTTCAGGATCAGTATTTGGTGGTATTGCAGGTACTAATGATTTAACATTGACTGTATATTCTTTATCAGGCAGTTCAATAACTAGTGTTACTGTAAGCGGAACCGTTCCAACATCGGCTGCTCAAAGCTATACTTGCAGTTTATATGTATATGCTGGAACATCATCTAATATCGATCTTTATGCAATATTTTCAGGATCTAGCACAAGAACTAGTTCTTTAAACTATAATTTTACAACAGGATCTAAAACCCCGTCAAGTGCTAACAGCGGATTTTTACCAATCAACTACGGTGTACAATCTACAACAGTTACTGGATGGTATAGAATGTGGATGGCGGTAAACGACACAACTGGACAAAATACACAGTTACAATTTAGAATATATCCAAGAGGATATTCTGCAGGAACTGCTAATCAAACGTCAATAGTATATGGAGCACAAGTAGAATTATCTACAAGTACGTTTAGTCCAAGTTTTTACTTAGAAACACAACAGACCAGATATACTTCTTATGCAAACTTCCAAGTAGTTGGCTCAGGATCTAGTGCATATCTACTAGGTGATGAAACAAGATCGGGTAGTGTATTTGAATCTAGAGTTATAGATTCTGGATCAGGTGCAGGCGGTAACGGATACCTAACAGCAAGCAATAATGCACAGGCTGGAAATGCTACACAGATTACATTGGCTCAGTCTGATGTAAGATTACCAAGTAACTATGTTACCATGAGATTGTTTATTAATAGTGGTACAGGTGCAGGACAGTACGGATATATTAGCAGTTTCAATAGCACTACTAAAGTTGCTACTATTTTAAGAGAATCGTTTGATGTGGTCCCGCTTGGCAGTTGTACAACTTCGTCATTTACAGTTGTATCAAATATTGATAGTTTGTATAGCGGATTGGCCATACAATTTGTCCCGACATACTATACAGTATTGATAACAGGTACAAATTTAGGCCAACAGACCGTTACATCAATACAGACTGCTGTTATTAATAATTCAATAACTAGCACATTGACTGTGTCTAATGCCTATGCATTTTACATCAATATGCCTATTAATTTTACAGGCACTATTTTTACCTCACTATCATCAGGCTATACATATTATGTTCAGTCAATCGTTGATGCTACTACCATAACAGTTTCATTAACTATTTCTGGAACATCAATATTCTTGACTACCGGAACTGGATCGTTCACATTAAATTATCCAACAAACATTGGAGCACTGTCAGGAACTTCAATTACTAGTAATATGGTTGTTAATTTACCGATCACGTTCACAGGATCAGCATTAGGCGGAGTCAGTGTTGGTACAGCATATTATATTCAAGATGTTATCGATGCCAATTCATTTACGATAACCAGTAATTTAATAACAGTGACGCCAACAGCGGCCTCTACAACGGCATTTACAGTAGTATCGTCGACAAGTTTAATACCAATGAATCCAATAGTATTTTCTGGTACACCATTTGGTGGAGTTTCAACAGGACAAAAATATTATATTGCAAGCCTACCAAATACAACATCATTTACGATTGCATCAACATTACTAACAGTAACAGTTAACAGAACATATTCGGGATCAAATCTTATACAAATTGATCAATCAGTTGCGTTCTTTGTGGCAAATCAACCCATTATATTTTATGGAAATACATTTGGTGGCATACTTAAAGAACATGTATACTATATACTAGCCATTGACACTGGTGCTAATACCTTTACAATTTGTGACGTAGCACCAAATTCACAACCATACAATCTAAGTGCTGTCTTTCCTGCAACTGGTGTGATGTATGCAAGAACTTGCGGAACTACAACAACGCTAACTGCTGGTTCGGGATCAATGACTGGCACGAGCTCTGGAAGTAGATTTACATTGAGTCAAGGATCCGGCACTATGAATGGCACATTCTCAACAGTGTTATTTGGCGGAGTTACCCAGGGAACAACCTATTATATTGACACTGTTACTTCAACTACTGTATCAATCAAAGACGTTAGCAATGCTCCGATTACGCTGATCACTGGCGCAGGTTCCATGAACATAGGTGCTGTAGGATGGGATCATGTGGTTCCAGGAACTCCTATTTTATCTTTACTTGACAATTCAAGTTTATACTTTATAGAGCCAAGATTACAATATGCAGATCCCGCATTTACGCAAACAACAGCCGCTGCCCCATACACACTAACACTAGGCACATACAATGGTATGGCATATGGTGCAGGATACTTCATTGCAATACCGTCAGGCGGTGCCCAAGCCGCAAGATCATTAGACGGAAGCAGTTGGACTGCGCTGTCTTTACCGGCAGCCAAGTCGTGGACCGGTATAACCTACGGTGCCGGATATTTTGTAATGATTGCAGGAACAACATTTAGCGGAGATAATTCTGTATTATATTCTGCAAACAACGGTAATGGATGGAGATCCTCAACACTACCTGTAAGTTCTAACTGGAAAGCAGTGACCTATGGCAATGGTACATTTGTAGCAGTAGCTAATGGTACAGCATACAGTGCATATAGCACAAACTTTGGCCAGACATGGACACAGTCTACAATAAAAGGTAAAAAAACTGCAACTGTATTTGGTACTGCAAAACTTAGCACAACACAAAAACAATTTGGCGCAACAAGTTTAGCACTAAATGGTACAACAGATTATATTACATTCGCTACCAGTACTGATTTTGGATTTGGTACCGGTGACTTTACTGTTGAAGGATTCTTCTACCATACGACTGGTGGAGTATTCCATAGCTTGTTTGATTTTAGAACATTGGCTACAGAAGTATCTGTATTTTTAGCAGTAAACGCAAGTGATAAGATTTACTTGTATGTAAATGGTTCAGTAGTAACTACAACTACTGCCAGTTTACCGCTTAATGCTTGGACACATGTGGCACTAGTAAGATCGTCAGGAACTACTTCAATTTATGTTAATGGAACACAATCTGGAACTCCTTATTCAGATACAAATGATTACGGTTCTACTAAACTATTAAGTATAGGAGCAGATCGCGCAGGCGCCAATTTCTTCCCAGGATATATTGATGAAGTTAGGATTAGTAAGGCTACTGCTAGATATACAACAACCTTTACTTTACCGACACTAGCTTTTGTACCTGATGCACAAACTTCATTGCTATTAAACTTTGATGGGTTAAACAATAGTACTATAATCACAACCTCAGAATCATGGACCAGCGTAGCTTATGGTTCTGGATTATTTGTTGCTATCACCACTGCATCTAACACTGCCGCATATAGCACAGATGGTATAACATGGACAGCAACTACATTACCATCAACTACATCATGGTCTAGTATAACTTATGGTAATGGAAGATTTGTAGTAGTATCAAGTGCTACAGGTCCAGCTGTAGCATCTGCCTATAGCTTCAATGGAACAACATGGTACAGTTCTAATATAGGAATCACCAGTACACAGGTGATTTACGGGCAAGGAGTTTTCCTAGCAGTAAATTCTAGTAATGTTAACGCATATACCAGTGAAGAGGGTCTTAACTGGAAATTAAGAACAGTATCAACCTCAGTATACAGTGCAGGTGCGTATGGTGTGGTACTATCAACCGGAGCAGGCGCCTTTGCATTACTAGGCGGAGCTTCGACAGGCAGTAGTATAACAACTGGAGTCAGAACCAAAGGTAGACCAAGTATTAATACAAATGTGCTGAATTCTATTAGCCATTGGGAACCGGGATCTGGTTATACTTTTACGCCTACACTTACTATTACCGACCCTAACGTTACGGTATTGGCCAGTATAGTACCTAGACTAGGAAACGGTTCATTAGGTGGCCCAACATTTATTAATCGAGGCACTGGTTATAATAATACTTCAACTGTTATTAATATTGCAGGAAATGGATACTCTGATGCGTATCAAACAGGATACACTATCATCTTAAATAATATGTCAAGACTGCCGTTAGTTGGTGATAATTTAACTATTTCGGGAATTCCTCAAATTTATAAAGTAACAAGCGCATCTCCTATGTACGGAACCACAGCTCCTAACATAGAAGCTAATGTACAGATATCGCCTGCTATGACAACATTATTATCACCAACTAACGGCACTACTGTATCAGTAAGAACAAAATACAGTCAAGTACGCTTAACTGGACATGACTTCTTGTACATCGGTACTGGAAATCAATCTGTAACAAACTATCCTTCAGGCGTCTCTATCAATAATGCACTTGCAGGCAATCAAACAGTTGAATTAAACTATGGTCGTGTATTTTTTACAAGTACTGACCAAGATGGTAACTTTAAAGTTGGTAACTTATTTGGAGTTCAGCAGGCAACTGGTATTGTAACATTAAGTGCTAGCCAGTTTGGCCTAAGCGGTCTAAGCACATTGAGCCTGGGTGGTGTGGCTCTAGGATCGTCGGGTGTGGTTATTCAAGGATTTAGCACAGACGGTACTTTTACAGCTAATACTGATAGTGTTATTCCAACACAAAAAGCTATCAAAACTTACCTAACTAGTAGATTAACACAGGGTGGTTCCAACACTACTACAGGACAATTGACAGCTGGTACTATAGTATTAGGAAATGCAACATTTATCGCATCAACTATCACAAACGGCTTGTCAGGGTCGTCTGTTAAAATGCAAAGTAAAGTGTATATAAATGCTAACGGAGTTGATGGAAACATGGCAGCTTTAGATTTCTTCATTAGAAATGCAAGACGCTCTAGCTAAAAATGAAAATTTAAATTAAGATAAATATTATCAGAGGAACAGAATAAAATGGCAGAATATAAATTAGGTAGAATTAAGTTCGTTTACCAAGGTACATGGACTACTAGCACCGCTTATGTGGTAGACGACGTGGTTACAGTAGGTGGAAAAACCTATATTTGTACAGTTAGTAATACTTCAGCCGCTACGTTTGCCGCAGACTTAGCTTCAAATTATTGGAGCAAGTTTGCCGACGGTAATAACTGGCGTGGTGCATGGGCCAATGGAGCATTTTATAACCCTGGCGACCTAGTTCAATACGGCGGCACTGTTTATAATGCCAATACTGGACATACGAGCACTGCTTCAACTGCCTTGATAGTTGCTACTGGATTTACAGTTAGTGGTGGTACTGCAACTCTAACATATGCTACCCAAGCAATACAACCGTTCTTAGTTGGAGCAACAATTACACTGTCTGGGTTCCTTCCGACAGCAACAAGTACACCAAGTAACGTAAATGCTTCATTTACAGTTTTAACTTGTACAACTACTCAACTTGCATTTTCATTAAGTGGTACATATACTGTATCAGCATTAGGAACTGTGTCAGGCGCAAGCCAATTGGGTCTTGAAGCTGATCAATCAAAATGGGATACATTCTCAACAACATTTAATTGGTCAAATGCATGGACCACTAATACTCGTTATAAAGTTAAAGATTTAGTTTCATACGGCGGCTACACATATGTTTGTAAAAATGCACACGTATCAGCAAATACTGCTACTCTTGGTTTGGAAACTGATTCCAGTAACTGGGATACATTCAATGCCGGCATAGCTTATCAAGGGCAATGGAGCGGAAGTAGTGTACGTTATAAATTAAATGATATCGTAACTTATGGTGCTGACCTTTGGATCTGTACCACCCAACATACTTCATCTACAACATTCAATGCATCAAACTTTGCAATTTTTGTTAACGGGTTGCAATTTGAAAGTAGTTGGTCTACCGGTACAGTTTATCAAATAGGTGATTTGGTTACTTACGGTGGAAATACCTATGCGGCCATACAAAATCATAGTAGTCAAGTGCCGAGTACAGCAACAGCCTACTGGCAACCATTTACCACTGGATTTAATTTCCGTGGAGACTGGCTAGTAACAAACACATATCGAATTGGTGACGTTGCTCGTCTTGGCAGTTACACTTATGTCGCAACAGCAGATAACACTCAACAAATAGTGGCAGGTATTGCAACAACTATCAGTTCAGATGGAACTCGTCCTAATCAAATCACACTTGCTGGTAATATTACTATTACTGGAGCGAGCGTAACATCAACAACTGCTACACTTACCTATGCTACACAAACACAGATTCCGTTCGTTGCTGGCCAAACCATTGTAGTAGCTGGCGTTACAAATACTGCATATAACGGCACATTTATTGTAACAGGTACACCCAGTACTTCACAAGTACAGTACACATTGACTGGATCTCCAGCAAGTAGTTCTGGTGGAACAGTTTCAGGAACTACTGCTAATCTAGTTGCAGGATTACCGATCGTAATGAGCGGTACAACATTTGGCGGTATAGTAAGCGGTACAACCTATTATGTTTATGCTACTCCTCCTGACAGTACACACTTTGTATTAGCATCAAGTCCTGCTAACGTTGGAACAGTACCGTTCACCATAACCAGTACAGCATCTGGTTCAATGACTGGTACTACTAATCCAACGCCACCATTTTCTACCTACTGGTCGAGATTAAATTCAGGTATTCGATGGAATGGTGCTAGTGCATCATACACGGCAGTATCTGCAACCAACGTTACTGGCTCAGGTACTAGTGCTACATTCAATGTGACTACTAGTGGAACTGCTTATTCTGTAACAGTTAACGCAGGTGGATCAGGTTACACTTATCAGAATATTATTAAAATTCTTGGAACTAGTGTTGGCGGTATCAGCCCTGCAAATGATATTACATTAACATTAACCGCTGGCGGAACAGGACCGGTTAGTACATTTACATTCACTGGCTATGCAGTTACTTGGGTCACTGGCACTAGTTATGTATTAGGCGATTCAGTTTATTTTGGTGCTAATAGTTATATTTGCGTTAATGCACATATTGGCACATCGGGTAACAGACCTGATGCAGATACAACTGCAACATATTGGAATTTATTAGCCAGCGGCGCAGAATCTGCTAGTTTAACTACACAGGGTGATATATTCTATTTCGGGGCCAACGGACCAACACGTTTACCAATCGGGACAGATGGACAAGTATTAAGAGTTTCATCTAGTACTCCTGCTTGGAATTACTATGGTAACATAAACAATGTTGTATATGTAGGACCAACTGGTGTAGATTCAGTGGGATTAGGTCAAGGATTGAGCATTGATAAACCGTGGCTAACAGTTCGTTACGCCGCAAAACAAGTTGAAGACGGATATTTAAATGCCAATGCTCGAGATTTATTAACTAAAAATAAACAATTTATTTTGAAAGAAGTTAGTAACTATGTAACCTATACCTATAAAGCAAGTGTAACAGGAACATCAGCAGGCGCATTCCTTACTGCAAGTACTGCTGGTTTAAGTGTAGGTATGCCTATCACATTTACAGCACAAACTGGTAGCTTGACTATTACTGCGGCATCTATTCTTAGTACCACTGTTTATTATGTACAGAGTATTGTTACAAACACTAGCTTTACAGTTGCCAGTAGCTACGGTGGTTCTGCATTAACTGCCGCTGGAACTGGTACTGCTACAGTACAATATTATACATCATTATCTAGTGAAATTGAACGCGACGCAGGATATGTACTCGATGGCGTAATTTTTGATATCAGCCACGGTGGCACGTTAAAAACTGTGACAAATACACGAGCATATTTTAATACCTCGGGTAGTACATACACTAATACTGCGGTACAATCGCAAGTAGTGCCGTTCGTTGGTGCACAAAATTATATGTCAACATTGATCGGAAATGTATTAGCTAATTCTACTCCAAGTAGCAATTATCAAACATTAAATAGTGTCAGTGTTGGAAATCAAGCTATTCAAATTAAAGATACTACCATTCCTGCTGAAACAGGAACTACAAGTTCTGCACAAAATTTAATAGCCATTCTTACAAGCGCATTAAATGCCGGTAATACTAATGCTGTTCCTACAGCACAAAACCCTAATACAACAATATTTGTTAAAACAGGAACATTCAACGAAGTATTGCCAATTGTTGTTCCAGCGTATACCGCAGTAGTCGGCGACGAGCTTCGTTCAACAGTAGTACAGCCACTAACAGCCAATAATTATCTAGTTAATGATAAACCAAAATCAATCGCCGCAATGACTCGATTGAAAGCAGTATTATCTAATTTAATTAGCAATACTGTTGTTACTGCTACAACCGGTAATACCCAAGTTTTATCAGTAACTACATCTAGTGGATCAGCAGGAACTGCAACATTAACATTTGCAACACAACCGTCAGCACCATTTACTGTAGGTCAATATATAACAGTCAGCGGATTTACTGGCGGTGCGAGTGGATATAATGCTAGTGCTGTTGTAACTGCTTGTACAGCAAATAGTGTAAGTTATGCTAATGCTACTACAGCCGCATCAGCAGGTACTCCGATAGTTTCAAGTCAAGTAACTGGATTATCAGCAGGCGATACTGGCAGTTCGGCAGCAGTGACTAGTGTGATTAATAATACCGTTGCTATGCAACAGATTATTCAAAACGGCATTAGTCAAGCACCTGCATTTAGTTTTACTAACCCAACAGGATATAATGCAACATATCTAGTTGGCTATGGCGACGGTAAAGCACAGATTGTTAACAACTATGCATTTATCAAGGCGGATGTTGCAAACTATTTTGCTAATACTGGAACTACTGCTGGCACAAGCACAGTATCAGCAGTATGGGCGGCATTGACATCGGCACAACAAGCAAACTTTTATGTACAAGTTAATAATATTTTAGATGCTGTACAGTATGATATGACTTACGGTACTAATACACAAAGTCAAATTATCGGAAGCAACTATTATTCGTACGGTGTTAGCCAATTAACCGCTAACCAAAGAGCCGCATATGCGATTGTTTATGCGTTCTTACAAACTACCCTAAACAATATCATTACTAAGGCTGTGATTAGTCCACAGTCGGGTAACGTATTGACCACTAGTTATCTAACAACTGCTGGTTCGGCAGCAAGCGGTAGTTTTGCACAAGCTCGTGTTGGTGATGTTATCTATTGGATCAATAATGGTGTCGCTGACACAACTTCTGCAACGTTTACAGGAACAATTTCAACAACCACGCTTTCAGTCAGCGGTGTTACAGGTACGATTAAGATTGGACAAATTGTAACAGGCGGTACAGTAGCTGCCGGTACTTATATTACAGCAGGATCGGGCGCAAGTTGGACTGTCAGTGTAAGCCAATCCGCTACCGCTACCGGCTCGACAATGACAATTACTCCTATAACGTCAGGAGCATATGCCCTAGCTAGCTCAGCACTACAAACTGCGTATACCGCAGTTATAGCTAGACAAGCTGAAGTTCAAGCTGACGCAGTTGGTTGGGTACAGAAATTTTATCAAACAATGAGTTTTACATCATCAACATGTTACCGTGATGCAGGATACGTTGTGCAAGCACTAGCATATGACCTAGTGCTAGGTACCAATGCAGGCAGTATTATTGCGGCTCGTCAGTATTATAATGGTACGACCAGCGCGGCAGTTGTCACAGCTAATCAGTTGTCTGCAGAAGTTGGCTCAATAGGATTTATCGGAGCAAAAGTTAAATTGATCGCAGCCAGCGGCACAGTTACTCAAACCAGTGCTATGATAGATGATGCTATCGCTTATATAAATGGACAAGTTTCGTTTACAACAGTTACTGCCGCAAGTACAAGTGGAACACAAACAACAGCATATACTACCAGTGATGTGATTACAGTCACTTCGGGATCACAGACTGCTACATTTACTCCTACCTTGACTACTGCAACTACTGGGTTGTCAATCCTTAGTGTCACAGCAGGTGGTATTGCAACATTTAGTTCAACCATTACAGTAATACGTGGACAATCAGTAACTGTACCAGTAGCAAGCGGTGGAATGAATAATGGAACATACTTTGTAACATCAAGTGCTGCCAATACAACATCAGTAACATTAAGTTCTAGTTATGCTAATGCTATCTCAGGCACTATCGCATCATTCACCGGCGGCTCAGTGGTTGGTGCTACTAGTAACGTATCTATTGGTTCAACTTATAATTCTGTTGCTTCAGTAAGTGTTGCAACAGGTGGAACATGGACTTCGTTAGTAACAACTGCACAAAATACTTCTCCAAGTGTAAGCTCAGGTTCGGGACTAACACTAACGCTAAACTATGGCGCAAGCACATACTCAACTTCTTTAACAACTGCTACTACAAGTACAAATGTACTTACAGTAGGAAGTACTGCGGGAATGAGTGTAGGCATGCCGATATCGTTCACTAGTTTGCCAGCAAATTTAACCAAGACTGCAACTGCTATTTCTAGCAATGCTATAACTTTAAATAACGTTACCAGTTTAATTGTAAATCAACCGATATATTTTACAGGCCTAGTGTTTGGCGGCATTAATGCTAATCAGACATACTATGTTCAATCAATTGTAAGTAGTACAATTACTATTAGTACAACAGTTGGTGGAAGTGCATTGACCCTAACTAACGTAGCTAGTGGATCAATGACTGCAACTATTAATACTGCCAGCGGACTAGTTGCTGGAAACAAATATTTTATTGCATCAATTCCATCAACAACAACATTAACAATTACAACAACCAGTGGTGGAAGTGCATTTGTGCTAGGCAATACTGTCAGCTTGACAGCATTGGCTACAGCAGGAGCTACTCCTGAAACAGTTGGTACAATAACATACAATAACAATAGAACCTTAATACAGGGCGCTGAAATTTTACGTGCTAATAAAACATTCCTAGCATATGAGCTTGCCGCATATACATCAGCAACTTACGGCTGGAGTGTAACTTCTACTACAGCCTCAACTGGACGATATAATACAAGTGCCGCACATAATTTTGTAGTAGGCGACCCGATTGTATTCTCTGGAACAGCTATTGCTAGTAGCGGAATTACAACAGGCACGGTATATTACATACTAGCTGTACCAACAACAACATCATTTACACTGACTGCAACTCAGTTTTCATCAACTGCTGTGACTATCACAGCTGACGGTACTGGTTCGATGACTGCAACTTACTATTATAATCTTGCTAAATGTGTTCGTGATTCTAGTGCATATATTGATGCACTGGTATATGATTTACAATTTACAGGTAACTACAAAATTACCAGAGCCGCACAGCTTTATAATAATGCAGTTAGTGGATCTTTACTCAGTAACATGTTCTTACTGCGTAATTCTACAGGTATACGCAATATGACATTGAGCGGGCTAAGTGGATATCTAACAGCCGCTAATCAATATGGTACAAAACGTCCAACAGCAGGTGCATATTCAAGTTTAGATCCAGGATTTGGAGCAACTGATACCAACGCATGGATCACAGCAAGAAGTCCATATACACAAAACGTTACTATGTTTGGTTATGCATGTAGTGGCATGAAGATTGACGGTGCATTACATGCTGGTGGTAATAGAAGTATTGTTGCTAACGACTATACAACTATTATCGGTGACGGTATCGGAGTATGGTGTACTGGTTCAAACTCATTAACTGAATTAGTTTCAGTGTTTAACTACTATGGCTATGCTGGATATCTTGCAGAACTAGGCGGACGTATGCGAGCAACCAACGGTAACTCATCATATGGTACTTATGGTGTAGTTGCTGAAGGTGTTGACACTTACGAAGCTCCAATTTATGCAAACCTAAATAATCGTGCTAATCCAGCATATGTTACAAACGTAGTAACAGATGGAACTAATCTTGTATACCGTGTAGAATATGCCAATGCTGGACAGGGATATACTAACGCTGTTCCTAGTATTAGCGGTAGCGGATATAATTCTGTAGCAGTCGCTGATGAACTCAGAGATGCTGGTTTATTTGAAACTCGTATTATCGACCTAAATGACGGTAACGGTTCTGGCGGTAGCAATTATGTGTCAGTTAGTAACACAGGACAACAGAGTAGCATAGGTAACATGTTGATCGCGGCTACTGATATTGCAATCACTGGCGCATATAACGGCATGCGAGTTCAAACTACTGCTGGTACTGGTGCCGCACAATATGCAAATATTTTAAGTTATAGTAGCAGTAAGACAGCATTGATCGTTAAAGATACATTTGCTCCTGTTGTAATTACCGCAACCGCAACTAGCAATAGTTTATTAACTGTAGCAAGTACTGCAACGTTGTATGTAGGTATGCCTGTCTATTTTGCCACAGCTCCAGGAAGTTTGTTGGCCAATCAACTATATTATGTAATCGCAGCCAACTTTTCAGCGACACAGTTTGCTGTAAGTACCGCATCTGGCGGCTCTGCTCAAACACCCGGCACTAATGCTGGTGTAACTATTACTGTTACTGCAACTGCAACAACAAATAATTTAATTACGGCTACGAATACCCTGACAGCAGGACAAGCAATAACATTTAGCAGTAGCTTTAATGGTATCTTTACTGGTGTTACATATTTTGTACAAAGTGCAAACTTAACTACGGCATCATTTAGTGTAACTAGATATTTCCCTAACGGTCCTACCGAGATTATCAGTGCTACTGGTAGTGCAAGTTCAACCGGTACTGTTGGTACAGCAATGTTTGCCGCAGGTTGGGATCATACTATCCAAGGTACAGCAGTTTCTAACATTCCAGACTTGACAACAAGTTATATTATCGAACCGAGAGTCGTTTATAGCACCCCGGGCTACACAGCCACAGCTAGATCATTGGTTGGTTCTAATACCTGGACCGCAGTTACTTATGGTAACGGAAACTATGTGGCAGTGGCAAGTGCCGGTACCGCAACAAACTATTCAGCAGACGGCAAGACTTGGTCAACAGGTAGTGCTCTTCCAAGCTCAACAACTTGGATTGATGTAGTCTATGGTGGTGGTCAAGGTGCTACTGCTACAGCAATCGTGGGTGGTTTGGGTGGTTTGGGTGCAAGTTTAACAGCCGCATTGGGCACTGGCTCACAAGCTACACAAGTAGTCAGTGTTACAATCGTCAACGGCGGTACAGGATACTCAACTCCGCCTAACATTTTGTTTACAGGTGGTGGTGGTACAGGAGCAACTGCAACATGTACAGTGTTGAATGGTACGATTACCAGCGTAACTGTAACTATTCCAGGAAGTGGATACAGTTCTGCACCGACTGCTACTGCCAATACTAGCACATTGAATAGTATTACAATGAATACATGGGGCAAGAATTATACTTCAGCGCCAACCGTGACAGTTAGCTATCCACAAGGACTTACACCAACTGTATTTGCCACAACAACATCTTATGCAAGTCTTGCATATCTAGTAACTGCGGCTGGTAATATCTACCAAGTGACAGCAGGTGGTGGTGGTAATTCGGGTTCTACCGTACCAAGCCATACTAGTGGTTCAGCAACTAACGGTGCCTTAACACTTACATATGTTGCTACACAAGCACAAGCAACTGCATCATTATCTAATGGCGGTGTTTATGCATTAACTATTAGCAATTATGGTTATGGATATACAGCTACACCAACTATTACATTCAGTGATAGTGGTGTAAGTACAGGTCCTAGATATGTCGCAGTAAGCGGTGCAAGTACAGCATCAGCTTACCTATTAGCTACTAGTTCATTAAGTGCAACGCCATGGACTGCTGGTGGAACACTACCAAGCTCAAATATTCAAAGTATTGCCTATGGTAGTGGTGTATATGTAGTAGTCGGAGGTGCAAGCGCAACTGGTGTAATTGCATCAAGTACAGATGCTACAAGTTGGACTTCAAGAACTAGCCCTACATTAAGTGCAGGTTCATGGTCTAGCGTAACCTATGGTGCAGGATACTTTGTGGCAGTTAACACAGGTGGAAACTTAACAGCCGCAAGTTCAAATGGTACTGTTTGGAATTCAATCACAGGCGGAGTACTCCCAGCATCAACTGCTTGGACCAGTGTTGCATATGGTAACGGCAGATTTGTTGCACTAGCAGTAAACGGAGCGGTAGCTTATCAGTTTATCACTGCATTAACTAGCGCATGGATCGCAACGCCTACATCAACTGGTACAACTACAAGTATATTAAGTTCAAGTTTTACATGGAGCAAGATTACTTATGGTGAAGGCTTGTTTATGGCTATTGCTAAAGGTACAACAGTATGCGCAACCAGCCCAGACGGTATTAATTGGACACTACAAGCTATGCCAAGTTCAAGCAACTGGCAAGGTCTTACATTTGGTAACGTAGTAAGTACAACAATTGGCGCACAACCGTTATTTGTTGCAGTAAGCAATACCAGTGGAACTGTAGCGGCTAGCATACGTACTGGTGCAACTTCACAAGGTCGTGTAAAAGTTGCAAGCAATGCAGTCACTGAAATCCGTACACTCGATCCAGGTAGCGGATATGCAAAAGGTAACATTACAACCACTACTACAAGTTTAATTACTGCTGATGATACAACTAATTTGTCGCAGAACTTGGCCAATAATCAACCAATAGAATTTACTGGTTTAGATAGTTATGGATTAGTAACTAACACAACGTATTATGTTATCGGTTCAACCGTAACAAGTTCACAATTCAGCGTGTCAGCAACTGCTGGTGGTACAACACCAGTGACTCTAACTGCTGGCTCTAGTTTGACCGGTACATATCGTGGCGCGCCGGTTGCTTACATAATTGATCCTAATAAAGTTATAAGTGTGTCAACTCGTCAACGTATGGGTGATGGTGCATTAGCTAACCCTAGCTTTACTAATAGAGGAACATTAAATGCTACCGCTACTGCCAGTGTTGTAGGCGACGGATTCAGTGATTTATTCCAAGTTGGTACATACGTAAACGTATTAGGATTATATGCCCAGCCTACAGCAGGCGCTAACGTACAATTTGCAAGTATCACAGGTAATGCACAGTGGTATAAACTAGTTAGTGTATCTAACTTCCTACCGGGAACTGGAATTTATCAGGGATTATATTCAGCAACATTCCAGATTAATCCTTCGTTAACTGTATACAACGCACCAGTTCATGCTACATTAATCACTACAAGATTAAAATACAGTCAAGTACGCTTAACTGGACATGACTTCTTGTACATTGGTACTGGTAATCAGACCAAGACCAACTACCCATATGTGGATCCAACTACAGCTATCAGTGCAAATCAAGCTAATAGTTCAGGTGGCGGACGAGTATTCTTTACAAGTACTGACCAAGATGGTAACTTCAACGTGGGTAACTTGTTTAACGTTAAACAGGCAACTGGTACAGCTACCTTGAACGCTAACGCATTTAACTTGAGTGGTTTACAGAGCTTGACATTGACAAGTTTGAGTGTGGGAAATGCTACAATTACGCAATTTAGTACAGATCCGTACTTTACAGCTAATAGTGACAACATAGTTCCGACACAAAAAGCTATTAAGAGCTATATTACTGCCCAAATAGGTGGCGGTGCGAGTGCTTTGAACGTAAATACATTGACAGCCGGTCAGATTGAAGTGGGCGTAAAAGGTCCTAATATTATTACAAATAGTACTGGAAATCAGATTAACGTAAGTTCAAAGATGAACTTTACAGGCGGAATAGATGGAGCACCAGTTGCCCTTGTATTCTTTGGACAACGATAAAATTTTGGAGAAATAAACATGGCAACAGGAAGATTTACAACACCCAATGCACTTGGTTCAATTGCAGTTGGAACAGGAAATACAACATTGTATACAGTACCGACAGGTACTTATTCAGTGTTTAACGTTTCCATAACTAACACAGGAACTACTGCGGTAACAATACAACTTGCGTTATCAGCAGGAGCAACACCTAACTCATCAGATTGGATTGAATACGGTACGACTATAGCACCAAAGGGTGTGTTTGAAAGAACAGGTTTAGTTGGCGGCCCGGGAATGTTTGTAGTAGCACTATCAACAGCTACTACAGGTGGCGTTGGTGTTAACGCAACTGTCTATGGCATTGAGACATCAACAACCTAATTAATTTTGGAGATATAATTCATGGCACGTTATAATACCGTACTAGCAAGTAACACAACAACCGTTACTAGCGGATCTACAATTGGAACCCCCAATTCTGGGTCGTTTACTACAATCACGGGTTCAGCAGGTGCGGTAACTATTCCGGATCCAACGCAATTCTACGGAATGGTACAGAGTTTTTATAACGCCACAGCAGGTGCCGTTACACTAACCATTCCGGCAGCGGCAGCTGGTTCTTTATTCAAAGGACCAGGAAGTTCTAATTTAAGTACACAAAACTTACCAACACTAACAACAATCAGTCTAGCTTCTGATGGTTTACACTATTACATTATCAGTGAGGACGGCGGTCCTACTATCGCAACAAGTGTAGCCTTGGCAATAAATGCAGGAACTACATTCACTTCTAGTTCAGCTGATGATTCTACTAGTAACGCAACCGGTGCCGCAACTTTCGTAGGTGGTATTGCAGTTAATAAAAATATTACCATTGGTAAAGGTGGTACTAATACTGGTTTGTTAAGAATTGAAGGACAGACTAGCGGAACGTTTATACAAAAAGCCGCGGCAACCACTACCGGTTATACGGTAACTTGGCCATCTAGCGTATCAGGCGGCACTAACTATTCATTAGTATCGGATACTAGTGGTAATTTATCTTGGATCCAAGCTGGTCCTATAGTTACACAAACTACTACTTCCGGTACGTATTATCCAATCTTCACAAATACTGCTAATGCTAGTATTATGACGGATGCACGTACACAAACTACCGGATTGACATTTGATCCAAGTACTAACAACCTAGTAGTCAACGGTACAGTAAATGCTTATAGAACTGATACTACGAACGTAACTAGCAGTTATACTATCGCATTATCAGATAGAGATAAAGTTGTTTCCGTGCTGAACAGTGCCGCAGTAACTATAACTATACCAACTAATGCTAGCGTAGCATTTCCAATAGGATCAATTGTTTATGTTCTTAAACAATCTGGTTCAACAGCTTCAGTGACACTAGCGGCAGCGTCCGGTGTATCGGTAAATAAAACTGGAGTTTTAGCTACAGGTGAAGAAATTATTTTACGTAAACGTGCAACAGATACCTGGGTAGTATTTGACCAATATTATCCAGCCATGCAGTCACCTGCTACATTTACTACCAGCGGTGCGTATACTGTGTTGACATTTAGTAGCACCAACGTGATGTCCGTAGGTTAACAATATGAAAGAATTCAGGAGACAGAAATGCCATTTATAAGAAGCGTCAGAGGAAATTACAATATCGAACCAGGAAAGCGTCAAGGAACACTTGATCGTTTTGAAATAACCGGCGGCGATCAAATCTACACAGCAGGCGGGTATAGAATACACGTTTTTACTGAAAAACACGGCACATTAAATATAAAAGCCAAAGCTGGAGCACCTGCCGAAATGATGGCACTAGGTGGCAGAACTGTTACTGTTTGTGGATTGGTCATCGGTGGCGGCGGCGCGGGTGCCGGACGTCACGGCGGCGGTGGTGGAGCTGGCGGTATGGTTGTTATTGGTTCTGGTATATTACCTGTCGGAGGATATAATGCCACCCGCGGATGCGGAATGCCACAAAGTCCAACAGACGGTCCTAATGGACAGGGGTCTGCTCCAGTCAGTCAATTCTATGGCCCTTCAATCAATACTGTTACAGGCAACGGTGGCGGTCGTGGTGGAGCTCATAACGGTGACCGCCAAGGTCACCCGGGCGGATCTGGTGGCGGCGCAAGTCATTTAGGGTCACCGGGAAGTGCGACTCAAGGCGCTCAACCCCTAGGCGGAACTGGTTATGGAAATAACGGAGGCAGCTCAACCACACACGGAGCGGGTGGCGGCGGCGCGGGTGCGGCAGGACAGGCAGCAGGACCGTCAGGTGGGGGTTATGGCGGCGATGGTCGTCAAAATAGTATTACAGGAACAAACTACTACTGGGCTGGCGGAGCTGGCGGTGGATTCCATACTGGAAATGCACCGCAGGTACACGGAGGCTTTGGCGGCAAAGGCGGCGGCGGTGGATCTGGTGGTGGCCCAAGCACTCAAAATAACGGCGGCGGCTGTGCATTAAATGCAGGAGCAGGTGGTGATTATCGTACTAACGGCAACGGTGGAGCCGGCGGAACGAATACCGGCGGTGGAGGTGGAGGTGGTGCAGAAGCACCGAGTCACGGAAATAGCTATCCAGGCGGAAACAGCTACGGAGCCAACGGCGGACCTGGAATTATAGTCGTAAGATACATCCTCTAAAATCTTATGTAATAAATATAGGCATGAATAATGATGATTTCGTTACAACTGCCGCTTATATACAAAACAGGGCCGGCGATAAGATAATATATCCGTTTGGCCCACCTTTACATCAAACAGTTATTACAGATGAGTTTTGCCAAGATCTTTTAGATCAAGGCAAAACTTTGATTAAAGAAACTGATGATGCTAACTTTAGTCTTGCAGGTCAATTAAAATCTGGTAGAAGTTTAAGATTCACTGAAGACTATGTGAGAAAAGTTGAACCATATCTACTATCAAAAATTCGCGTATTTTTAAACATGCTAGATCAACAGTATGAAGTAGTACATGCTAATTCTAGTTATGATGACATATATTTAAAAACACTCTGGATAAACTATTCACACAAAAATGATTTTAATCCGCCACATGATCATCACGGTGATTTATCTTTTGTAATTTATTGCGACATTCCCGATGAAATTTTTGATGTACAAGCTGATAGTAATGTACAAGATGCTGGAAAAATTACTTTTATGTACGGAGAAAATTTCAGCGATTTAATGTTTAGTAATTATACAGTTAAACCTTTTAAAAATTTAATGTTAGCATTTCCTGCAAAACTAAAACATTTTGTTCCTCCATATTGGACTGATTCAATACGAATTAGTGTCAGCGGTAATATTGTAAAAAGAACATGAAAAAACATAAATTAGAATGTGTTTATACTGTTAAAAGATTTACCTACCACAAAGAACTTAAACTAGCGTTATTAAGTTTATTAGATAATGCCAAATATGAAAATATAGTCAATGCACAAGTAGAAGCAAACATATCTAAAACTGATTGGTTTGATTGTACTAATTTTGAAAGATCTTGGTTTAAATTTATCAAAGAACCGTTAACTTTGGAAGTACTTGACATATATAAAGATATGAATTATGGTGGATTTAGGTTAAACGAAATATGGTTCCAACAGTATCAACAACAATCACAACACGGTTGGCATGTACATAGTGCAAATTTTACAAATGTATACTATGTTGAGTTGCCTGAAGGTACATCAAAAACACAATTGATAGAACCATACTCTGGAAAGTTGATTGAACTTGATGTTGAAGAAGGCGATATCGTATCATTTCCAAGCATGGTGTTACATCGTGGACCACCGAATACTAGTGATAAAAGAAAAACAATAATATCATTTAATACAGATGTAATTTATAGCGATGATATTTACGGACAAGGAATAAAATAACATGCCATTTTTTAAAACAACAAAGAATATTTTAGTAGACAGCGGAGAATATTTTGAATCAGCCTGGATGGCAAGCGAAACTCTGATATTACCGCCAAAGAAAGATTGGGACTATGCTAGAGAAATGCAAATAGAGGACGTTGATCTCTGGGAAGTAGTATACGAGGATAAAGTCGGCGTGTACGCATCATGGAGCCCGTACGCTGAATTTTATATGATACGATACGGATGGAAAGATCAATCTCCTAAGATTGAAACATACTACGGCCCAGGAGCTATGGATAAAGTAATTGCTATTGCAAAAGCAAACGGAACTGCATTACCATTGCATCAACATTGGGTTGAAGATGAACAGATGTGGTTATATCACAAGTGATTTCTTACTAAGGATATAAATTCTTTGTGAGAGAATGTATCTATTGTACAATCAGTTTTTAGTTGTTGTTTAATTACATCCTCTGCTTCTTTCTTAACATGGCTGTAAGTTCTCTCATATTCTAATCTAATCGAATCTCTATTGAATAAATTTAAACCATCCATGACCACAGTAAAATTATCCTGTGTAAACAATGCATAGTCAGAGATCATACTAAAATCTTCACCAATCGGCAACTTGTTACGCCACATATCTAGGTTTGTTTGTAAGCTATCTGGCAATTCTAACTGAGCCACGTCTTTCCAAAATTGCGTATTTGTCTTGTTAGTAACATACTGTAATACTACAAAATCTCGAATGTTATCCATGATGCTTGTAAAAGACTTATTATAGCTATTGATAACGTGTTCATCATAGGCCGCGATTTTATGCATGAGTAAAAATGCCTGTTGTATACTAGTACCTATACTTGATGCTTCTAGTGGCTCTACAAAACTACTGCTTAGTCCAATAGCACAGCAATTTTTAATCCATGCGCGATCAACACATCCGGGATCAAACTTAAATTCTTTTCCTATAGTTATTTCACCACCATATAATTTCTCTACTTCTGCTTTAGCTTTTTCAGTAGAGATGTAATCGCTATCAAATATGTAACCATTACCGTGTCGTCCCCATACAGGAATACGAAATAACCAACCGTAGTCCATAGCACGGGCCACAGTCCACATATCGTATTCGTCGGTATCGCTAGTCTGGAATGTAATAGCTGACTTCATCTTTAGATATTTTCCGTATGACTGCCACTTGGCGCCCAGCTTTCCAATTAATAGTTTTTTGAATCCGGTGGAATCGATATAAAAATCGTAACTATATTCTTTCTTCCCACCAGTTAGTGTTGAAATATTACCTTCTTCGTCTAAATTAACACTAGATATGTCGTCTTCAAACACACCAATGCCTGCGGCTTTAGCAGTTTTAATTAAAAAATCGTGCAATTTGTTTGTATTAAAATGAAATTGATTAAACGGTGGAGTATCTTTTTGATTTAACCAGTACTTTTCGATTCGATTCTTCCACAGTAATCTTGAATTTAAGTACTGTGTATTCTCACTAATTTGTTTTCCGTAAACATGCGGATACTGAGCAAGTTTTTTATTAAATGGTTCTCCGACATTATGTAGGTAATCGTTATCACCCCAGTTGGCAAACATAATTCCTGATTTATAAGTAGCATCACATTCTTTAATTATAGTATGTTGATCAATGCCAGCGAATCCCATAAATTTTCTAAAATGCTCAGTACTTCCCTCACCGACACCTACAATACCGATATTTTTAGAATGAACTACATCAACTGTTATGTTTAGATATTTTTTTAAAATAATTGCTGAAATTAATCCGGCAGTTCCGCCACCTACAATTAGTACATTTTTTGGAGATTTCATAATAGGTTATCCTTAATTTCGCTTAATATTAATTTTTTATTTTTAAAAGTTTTATAATAATTTTCTAAATTTCGTAATGCACCTATTGGACTGTTTAGTACAAACCCATCTTTAATAAATCCAGATAGTCTGTCATTAAATCGAAATTGCTGAAAATTTATCTTTTCATCAGTGTGAAATCTTAAGTAGGTAAAAATTTCACCTCTATCAATCTTAAAGCAATTGTATCCGTTTTTGAGATAAAACGCAAATTCAGTATTACGAAACCATTTGCCGATATTAAACTGACCTGCTACAATCATACACCGTTGTGTGATATTGTTATCTTCGAGATATGGGTGTTCATAAAATGTTACTTCTAAACTTGGTGAATCTGTAAAAAATATAAAGCACTGTTTAAAGGAAAATAATCGTCTTTTAAGATCTCTAATATTCACATGATTATTAAAGAACTGTTCGTCATAAAAATTACTAGTTATTTTTTCATCGTCAATGATAAAATCATATTCGTATATTGATCGTAATGCATAAAGATTTTTTAGGTTTTTATTAAATGAAGGGCAATAATTTAACATAGCCATTCCGTTCTTGGCATCATGTAAGTTCTTTTTGTAAAAAATAGATGCTACTGATTCAGGCTCTTGTGCTAGCATCCATTCGGGTTCGATACATGCCCAGTAAACATTAATTGTCATTACTTTCCTTAGTGTATGTGATATATGGTTTAAGTGGCTTGACCATTTTAATTGGTCTTGTTTCAAGCGGCATACCTAATGATGTCCGGTTATCCCATTTTTCATCAGCATGTGGACCGTTGGCATTTACAAAATGAAAGAATCCTTGAAGATGCCATGCTTCTTCTGGATATTCAAATTTTTCACGCCAGTGTTTTAATACAATGCCTTTATAGATTACTAAATCTCCGGGTTTAAGATCTACAGGAAACCCTTCCATATATAGTGGCCATGTATATTTGTTATCATCATAACTATAATTGAAACATAACGATGAGCTGATTTCACAAGCATATCGGTCATCATGCAGTTTCAATTCGTCGCCGTTAGTATACACTCTAAAATAAGAATACGTGGGTAGTAGATCAAGACCAGTATGTGTTTCTAATACGGATTGTAATTTGATTAACATAGTTTCCATAGCAGGATCTGCATATTTTGAATGAGCATTTGGTACTTGTGCATTGTTTAGCAATTTTCCACCCTCAGATGAAAAGTCCTGCATCTCATCAAATAGTGCATACTGTGTTATAAAGTCCCTAAGTTCTTCTGAGATAGCGGATCTGACTATACAAAATCCGTATTTTTTAAATTCTTCAATATGTTGTTGACTCATATTATTTTCCACTAAAAGGACATTTTCCCTGTTTGTCTAAAAATTCATGTATCTTTTTCTTTTTTTGATACCTACGATCGTCTTTCATGAACAACTTATAAAGTCCAAATTCGCGATCCCATTCTTTTTCTGTAACTAGATGATGTTTTATTACAACATTTCTTTCAGACATCGGATGTAACATCATCAACGGAGTTAATGGTGGTATAATACATGCCTGTTCTTGCGTTTGATTAATAACAAACATGTTAATATGTGTAAAATGTTGAATTTTATAATTCACGACCGCAGGCAAGATAGTAACATTGTTTAATAATGGTCTTAAATTCCAAGTAGGTTGAGTAGCAGTAAAATAAATTTCTTCTTTAGTTTTAAAGCCCCAGGGATTGGCTATCTTAATATTCTTACCATCATGCTGAGCAAATCCTTCAAATTGATACGGAGCATGTGATCCTTCAGTGCTGATATCATCATTTGATCCCTTCCATGAATACCACGCATCTCCTGGATTATTTAATGTGTGAATAGTTAACTCCATTTCAAACCAACTGGGAATAACTATACCTTTTTTATAATAATCAAGAACTCCTATACAATTTTTTATAGTACCAAATTCCTTATCCGGTACCTGCTTAGGAGTTTTAGACCACCATTCGGGTATATATTTTATTGCATGGTCAACCTTAGCATAATCATATGCATAAGGTAACTTAGTAAAACAATCTAAAACGATATTTTTTTTCTTAAAAAAGAACATTAGTTCGGCCTATCTTTTAACCATGTTACGAGAGCATACTTAGTACCACTAGTCACTGGATGCGCTACATGTGCATATGCATAGTTAGAGGGGAATAGAATTAACATGCCCGGTTCAGGTTTAATTTTAACACCAAAATTTGGAAATTCTATCTCACCACCCACATAGTCAGAATTTAGATATACAATAGCAGACACTGCTCTTCCAATACGTGTGGAACCGTCATAGTGTTTTCTATACTCTTCACCGGCGCCGTACTTTAATAGTTGGTATTGTTCATGCACTAACTCTTCTTGTATGTTATATCTAAAAGTATAAGGTACAGTCGCAGCCATTAACAGCATCCTATATTGATTATGTACATTTTGCATAACTGGATTGTTTCCAACATCACCAGTATATGTGACATTTAGCAATTTATTAGTTCGAGCACGTTGAAAAGGCCCGTCTCCGATTGTTTCCGCTCTCTGCCAAAATGCTCCTGAATCCGGATTAGTACATTCTTTTTCAACAGTTTTGATTGTTTCTGCTGGATTTGGCCACACATTTTCAAAAATATCTATACACCCGCCGACGGTAGAATTCGGAGTTAGTTCGCCAGGAAAAAGCCCGTTAATCATTAATGCCATCTATATGTCTCCTCGATATACTATTTACAATAAAAAAAACGCCGGCCATTGCATCTTGAACTGCTAAATACTAGATAATACCTAGCCTAGAACTAAGGAGCAACAATATGAAAATAACAGCAGTTTATCACGTAACAAATAAAGAGTGGACAGTTGAATCAACTGACACATATGCCCCGGATTGTGACATGCACATTAGTTTTTCATCTGAAACTAAAGAGATAGCATTTACCGATATAAAATTTGGTTATAAATTAACTTTAAATAACGAAGTCGTAGCAGAAACAGATTACCCAATAGACAATATTAAACTTGAAACTGCGGTTGACGGATCACCAGTTGCAATGCCGCGCTTTATTATGCAACCAGGAGTAGACTATAGTTTACATTTGTGGGCCGACGATGCAGGCCAGCACGGTGAACTTAATTCAGTTATAAAAATGTCTAAACCTGAACAACCACATCCGTCGTGGATCTGGAATGAAACCATGTGGACAGCTCCAATTCCGTTGCCAACTGATGGTAAGACTTACAAGTGGAATGAAACGACTAAATCATGGGGCCCAGCTGATACTGATGTAGTTTGGATGGATGACTATGTCCATGCTGTTCAAAACTAATAAACAAATATTAGAAACTGCCTGGGATCATCATACTCGTGCAGGATCGAGTACACCGCCACATAAAGAATTATGGAACTGTGATAGAATTATAGATATCGAAGATGTATTATTGTGGGAACAACTATACTATCAACAAGGACATGTTGGAATATATGCCGCTTGGAATCCATACGATGAGTTTTATATTATAGTACATAACTTATTTCTAGATAGTCCTGCGGGAATTGAAAAATTTCGAGGATTTGATGCAAGTGAGCAAGTGTATAGTCGAGCGGCAGAGTTAGGAATAGAACTTCCCGCTAGTGATAAATGGATTTCAACTCCAGCGCAACTGAAATAACGTTAAATCTTTTTCTCTTTCAAACACAATCCTAGACCACCAATCGGCATTATCTTTTAACAACTGAGCTCGATACTCCTGTTGCCATAGGGTTTCTAATAGTTGATTCTTTTCTTGAAATCCAACTAGGCAGTCAAATTGGTCTTTATATTTTTTTAAAATAAAACCGTTGGCTTTGACAAAACCGGCATTGATCTTTTGATCTGCGCCTACTACTAGCATTTCAATCATATTAAATCAACTAGATCAAATATAGTTTGAAGTTTTGTACGAATAGTCTTACTTGAAAAACTATTACGGAGTCCTTGGTGTAGGGGTTTAGGAGCATGATCTATCGTAGCCCATGCCCAACCTTGATGCTCATCACTTAGCACAGGAACAAATTCAGAGTCAACTACACACAAGTAAGTGTGGAAATTAAACACAGTATCATTTGATACGAATGTTTCAAGAGGTATAGTTTTTTTAATATCAGGAAGTGATCCAATTTCTTCTACTATTTCGCGCTGTAGACCCTGCCATGGAGTTTCCCCTGTGATGTTTGTACCACCAACTAGACCCCATGTGCCTTCATGCTTGCCATGTGCTTTTTGTAATAGCAAGAATCGTCGTGTTGATTTGGCGTAGAACAATGCTCCGCTACAAACAATACGTTCTGTTATAGTTCTAGTCTCCATGATCCTGGCTGATACTCACCTTCGAATGATTTAACCCATGCAACTCCGTTCCATAGGTATTGTACTCCAGTGTATATATTCGTTTGCCAGACCATGGTGCTTGAATGTTGAGCATGTGAAAATATCAACTTCCAAGCTGTTCCTGTATACTCTATGATGTCATTAGCCTTAGCCACTAGATTGCCCCACGCGGCAGAATAGTTGGTATTAGAAACTGCTCCGATATCTTCAATGATCAAATAGCGACGCCCAGCGGTTGCTGTTCCAGGATTGAATGTCAACGGATTGATAATAGCATCAAATGTACCGGTACTGTTTGATCTATAGCTACCGGCAGCATTATAACCTGCATCAAAGTCCAGTTTGCCAGTGCTGTCAATACCGGTGTTGGTAACCAGTGTATCTCTATCCCAGTTGACCAGCATGATCACACTGTCAGTGACATTGCCCGTGGCATCCACAGGTAGTGCAACTGACCCCGATACTTCAGTTCCGTTGGTTTGTGTTAGATATATTCTACTTGACCCTGCTGTAAATTTACCAGGATAACGATTTAACACTTCCTGCCAGTTGATAGGAACTCCCTGTCTTACAGGAATTTCAAGTGTAGGTTCTCTGGGGATATATCCTTCGCTGGGTGTCAGCAGGATAGCTTGCCCAACTCCACTAGTATTGTTATAAACTTGTAGTGTATAGTCGGTAATGGTTACTATCTCTCTAGCTAACAAGTCGCTATAACTGGTAGTACCGCTTGGACCGGCTAGATCTTCGCCTAGTCCTTCGATATAACCTGTGGGACTGGTATCCTTAGCACCCCATAAGCTGGTAACGATTTTTGTAATAACACCAAGATGTTTGACCTTGACCGGTGGGCTGATCCATATGGGAGTTTCTACAGTTAGCGTACCAATTTCTATAGGTGTATCAGCACCCACGGGCACTGATCTACTGCTCCAATTGATGTTGGTCAAGTCTAACACGCTGAGACTGGTCCAGTCGATATAGTTGTCTGTAGTTTGTAATTCTAAACTGGGATTGAACAAGACTAAGATTTGTTCCATTATCTGCAATTTTTGGTCGGTGTTTGCTGACCAAATGTCCACTTTCATGGTTAGTTTAAACGGCGTTGGCATCAGTCGCTCAACAGTATAGTTACGACCATTGGCTTGATTGTAGGTACTGTGTCCTGTTGTCGGGTCAGTTTGTATGTCTCGTTCACGTACATGTACCTTGCCTACAAAGGAAGCATCACTGGTACGGCTACGATCCAGTGCTAGTGCGCTGATATACACAGCAATCTTGGGAACACTAGAAACTTTGTTTTCCGAATTGTTGCGAATCATGCTGGCTACCTGTCGATCAGCATCTCCGTACATGACTGGAATTCTGTGTAAAGACCCGTCTCCGTATTTGACCACAAAGTTACTGAATATACGAATAGTCTGTGTGATGTATCGTCTTATCTGCGCATCATAAAAGTGCAACATTAGAAATCCGCCTTAGGTTTAAGAGCAGTACTCAAACTAGAACGTTGAGCTTCTCTGTAATTATATAGTGTTATAGCCCAGGTACCGTCATAGGGTGTGGTTACTCCCGTCGGCAAAGTAATTTTCAGTTTAGTTGAAACAACTCCTGTACTACTTGTGTAACTGTATGAAGTAAGCAGTGTAGGATAATCAGCAACAGCATAGTCTAGCTGGAACGAGTCTAGTTTTATAGCAACATAGCTGGCCGAGATATAGTCAATTAATGTGTAAATTACTCCAGTTCCTTTCAGGATATAGCCATTTGCCTGACCTGATATAGGAGTTTGATTATGTGAAAATCCAGTAGCAACCTGATCGTTGTAGGTATAGTAAGTATTGTTAACAAATCCTGAACGTAGTGTACTGCGAGTATCTGTATTTGTCATGGTCATTCTAACGCTGTCCTCAACTTTGACCCAACGTGTGCTGTCAAAGCGGAATAGTCTATTAGGTAAAAAATCGGTTCTCAAGAAAAAATCATCTTGTTGAGCACTTGCGGGAAATTGTATGCCAAATCCAAAGTCATAACCGTTAACAGGAAATCCATCACCTACTAGATAACCGGTATAACCAGTACGTGCAGGAACTCCACTGACAGCACTAGCTCTGATGTTGCTGATGTTGCTGGCATCTAAACCAGCTTCGTCAGCAGTTTCAAGTAGAGGTTTTCCTTGATCGTCAACGGCCAGTGTGTAAAACTGTCGAGTTTCATAACCGCTCTTAGGTGCATCAGCTTCTGCTTGGGCGACAATTTGATCGTTAATGGCGATTTCTTTATTGAATGTGCTGAGTAGATCTTTAAGAGTCGTTCCAGCAACATCGTCACCATTGGCATCTTTGGCCGCTTGATTAAAGATCTGTGCAAACTGTTGATTGTCTGTGACCTTCTTGCATTTTAATCTGTATAAATGCGGGTACCAAGTATTGCTGAATCCTTCACTAGCACGACCTACATCTTCAATTACATAATAACGTGGTAGTGTTAGATCAAAATCGTTCAGTGCAAAATCATCACGTAAGTGCGGCAATTCAAATACATCGCCACTAATAGGTTTACGACCGATGGTTCGAATCATGTCGTTAATGTGTACGGTCATGTAGATCGTATCGTTATCTATAAACAGGCCAAACTGGCTTAGATTAAAGTCGATATTTGCCACGTTATAAATGCCGCGCACACGATAAATTTCAGTGTCATAGGCACGATCACGGTTTTCCAAGAACAACAGATCTTGTATGTTGGCCACATTTTGTGTGGCGTAAACTGGTTGATCAGCAGTTCCTGATGTTTTTGTAGCAGGTCCTAGGTATTTGTGTAGGTATAAATCCGTACCACCAGCTTGGAACATTTCGCTAGCTTGGCGATCCATGAATTTAAAGTCATTTCCCCGTTCGGGTTTATACAGTGATAGTCTTGGCATATGATATTTATCGTTAGATAAATATGAGTGGAGACCAAAATATGGACGATTTAGCACCTTCAACGCAAAGTAA